GTAGCTGGAATTATTAACCTATTCGGAAAGATAGAAGGAGCTATTAGACCAGCTTTAGAAAAGGTAGCAGACGCTATTAACTGGCTTATTACTCAATATAATAAAATTCCGTTTCTCGGTGATATTGGTAAAATTTCGTTACCTAGTTTTGGTGGTGGGGCTTCTAGCTCACAGACAGCTACAGCTTCTGCTCTAGTTAGCTCTTTAGGCGGTATGTCTAGCTCTATGGGTGCTTTAACCTCAGCTGTAGCAGGTGGAGGCTCTGGCGGTGGCGTAAGCCAGTCAGACGCACAAAAGCAATTAAATCAGTTAGTAGATATGCAAAACCAATTACTAGCAGCTAAAAATCAACTAGACCTATTGAATTATCAAGTCCAACCTATCGAAGCTTATGCGTCTCCGTGGCTATTCGGAGGCTCTACAGCAGGTGGACAGTCTGTCTATAACATTACAGTTAACGGAGCTATTGACTCAGAAGGTACAGCTCAAACTATCGTTAACGTGCTAAATGACTCAGCAGCTCGCGGTGGAGCAGGAATAGCTTTAGCTTCTAATTTTGCTATAGGTAAGTCTGGACTCTAATGTCTAATTGGTATCCAGAGTGGAAACTAACTATCGACGGGATAGACTATGCGTCTAAAACTATTTCTAGTATTTCTCATTTTTCTGGTCGCCAAAATATATACACGCAACCTGCTGCGTCGCAGCTTTCAATAAAGATATTAGACCTTAATCACGTAACCTATGACTTTAACATAAACGACGGAGTTAATCTTTCTATAAAGAAATCTAACGGCTCTTATACGTCTTTATTCGGTGGGTATATTACAGACGTCAAAACAGTCGTAGAAACGACTACTACTGGAGCTCCGATTATTGCTTATGAACTAATCGTGCTTGGAGCTATTTCTAAATTAAATAGAGTAGTTACAGACGGCGATTTAGCTAAAGCTTTCGACGGTACTCAGATATATAATGCCCTACTCACTACTTTATTAAATAGCTGGAACGAAGTACCTGCTAGCGAAACTTGGTCAACTTATACAGCTACCGAAACTTGGGCTACGGCTCAAAATGTAGGACTTGGTGAGATAGATACTCCAGGTGACTATGAGTTAGCAGCTCGCTCAGCTTCTCCTACAGACCTTTATAGCTTGGTAGCAGCTTTAGCTACTTCTGGACTTGGTTATATTTATGAGGACTCAGCAGGACGTATCTCTTACGCAGATAGCACCCATAGAGGCGAGTATCTGGCAGTAAATGGCTATACAGAGCTTTCTGCCAATAAAGCCGTAGGTAAAGGACTACAGACTTTATCTAGAGCCTCAGACGTTCGTAATAGTATTAAATTAGTCTATAAAAATGGAGCTTACGTAACCGTACAGGATACGACTTCACAGGCAGACTACGGTCAGCTCGGATCAGTTATTACCACTAGCCTAGAAAATAGTACCGACGCCACTTCACAGGCTAATTTCTATTTAGGGCTTAGAGCTCAACCAAAAGCCAATATCTCCCAGATAGTCTTTCCTCTAGGTAGTCCAGAATTAACCGACGCTGAGCGAGATAAGCTTTTAGCTGTTTCTATGGGCTTACCTGTCCTTATTACCGACTTGCCAACAGCTTTAGGCTCTACTTTCTATGGTTTCGTAGAAGGCTGGGCTATCAACACTAGCTATAAAAACGTAAATATAACGCTTTATCTCAGTCCTCTGGCTTATTCTATGCAAGCCTTTAAGTGGAGTAACGTACCAGCCCCTGAAAGCTGGAGCACGTTAAACACAGCTTTAACTTGGACAGACGCTACAATAGTCTCATAAATTAGGAGAATAAATGACTACTACCACCACTACTAACTATGGCTGGACTATTCCGAACGACTCGGAATTAGTTAAGGACGGCGCAGCTGCTATCCGCACTTTGGGTAATGCTGCCGACGCTTCACTAAAGACAGTTTCAGACGCAGCAGTAACTAAAGCTACCTTTACTACTAAGGGAGATATTTTAACTACTACAGCAGCGTCTACTATTGCACGCTTAGGAGTAGGCACAGACGGACAAGTATTAACAGCAGACTCAGCTTCGGCAGGTGGAGTTAAATGGAATTCTGTTTCTAGTGGCGGTATGACTTTATTATCTACCACTACTCTTTCAGGAACTTCTACAGTAATCTCAGGAATTAGCCAAAGCTATACAAATCTATATGTGCTATTGCAAAATATATATTATAGTGCTTCAACAGTTTGCAAAGTCAATCCAAATGGAACTGGTATAAACGGGTCTTATGTAGACCAAGGAACAGGCGGTATGAGCGCAGGTCTTGGCTCTTCTAGTTCAGGAACTTCAGCTAGTGCTTACAATAATTTTGTTTATATAATCAACAACTATGCCGATACAACTTATGGGAAACCAATCTACTTTTCAGGTGGTTTAGGTGGCGGTATGTTAGTCGGTGGTTCGATTTATCCTTATGCTACTGCTATTTCGTCGCTAACAATAACAAGCACTTCAGGAACGGCAACTTTTGGCACAGGCGCGCGCGCCCTAATATATGGAGTTAAATAATGGCTAAATCATCAAGACCAATGGTAAGAATTCACGACCTAGAAACTAATACTATTGTTGATAGAGAAATGAACGACGAGGAATTTTCTCAATGGCAAGCCGACCAAAAAGCACAAAAAGACTTACAAGCTGAACTAGAAGCTAAAGCAGCAGAAAAGGCAATTTTATTAGAACGTCTAGGCATTACCGAGGACGAGGCTAAGCTTCTACTAGGCTAATGAAAGTTTGGTTAAGTGAAAGCGCGAAGCAATTACGCGCGCAGATAAACGAGTGCTACCCAGATAGAGACAAAAAGTCCGACGGCTGGATAGGTGACGCTCGTCATGCTGCGTCTAAATCAGACCATAACCCAGACCCTAAAACTGGCTGTGTTAGAGCTATAGATATTGACTCAGACATATCTAAAGTAGCTAATACGACCAGTTATCTAGCTGAGCAGATTAGACAATACGCTAAGGCTCACCCAGACCGAATTACTTACGTTATCTATAACGGCAAAATAGCTAGCTGGATACTTAACTATAAATGGCGTACTTACAAAGGTATCGACCCTCATAAGTCCCATATTCATATTAGCTTTAGTCCTAAAGGCGATAACAATAAGGCTAAATTCGATATACCACTACTCGAAGGGAAATAATGAAACTTACTAATAAACAAGTCCTATGGGGAGTTACTTCTTTCCTAGTTACTTGGCAAGCTACTAATTTCGACCTAGATTACCGCAGCGTATTAAGCTCTATTGTGACTTTATTGCTTGCTGGTGGTAATCCTATTAAGAAATAATGAGTATAGGGGCTCTAGTAGGTCTAGCGACTTTACTAGGTTTTCTAGCTACAGCTGTAAGATTTTTAGTTAAGCATTATTTATCTGAACTAAAGCCAAACGGCGGAGGTTCAATGAACGATAGACTTACACGCTTAGAGGCGCGTGTCGAAACTATATTAACTATCCTCCAGAAGTAATACTTATCCTATGACGACTCTAGTAGCAATACAGGGTAATGGGTGGGCTATGGTCGGAGCAGACCGTCGCTCTACCGACTCCTCTGGGACGGCTGTCGTTATGGATACTTCTAAAATCGTTGAAAATAGCGGTTATTTAATTGCAGGAGCTGGCTCGGTTCGTGGCTGCAATATCCTCCAGTATGGCTTTAAGCCCCCTAAACCTTCTGGAGATTTAGACGTATTTTTTACTAAAAGATTTATCCCTGCTATGCGTAAAGCTTTCTTAGAAGCTGGCTACGACATTAAACAGGAGTCCGCAGCTGCCGAGCATGACTCGGAGTTTATTATTGCTGTAAAAGGACGTATCTATCTTATATCCGACGACTACAGCTGGGAAAGGTCAAAGTCTGGCTTTTATGCAGCAGGTTCGGGGGGACATTACGCTCTAGGCGCGTTAGAAGCTTTAAGCGACGAGTCTGTAAAATTTCTCTATTCGCAAAGAATAGCTACAGAGATGATACAGACCGCATTAAAGACTAGCTGTCGCTTAGACCCTTATAGCTCGTTTCCTTACGATATAGTAAAACAGGAGTCATAATGAAAGCTCGCTACTTAGTTATTTCAGATTTACAGATACCGTATCACCACCCAAAGGCAGTTAAAAACCTTATCCGTCTAGCTAATCGAGAGAAATTCGATTTAGTGCTAAATACTGGAGACGAGCTTGATTTTCAGGCTCAGTCAAAATGGGCGAAGGGCACAGCTTTAGAGTGGGAAGGCAAGTTAGATAAAGACCGTAAGTTAGCGCAGGATATTCTCTGGGATTTACGGACTACCGACATTACTAGAAGTAATCACACAGACCGTCTGTATCACACACTCTTAAGAGGAGCTCCTAGCCTTATCGGATTACCAGAGCTGGAGTATTCAAAGTTTATGCAATTCGACGAGCTTGGTATCCGTTTCCATAAAAAGCCTTTTGAGATACCGCAAACAAACGCAGTCCTAGTCCACGGAGATGAAGGTTCAATGAACCAAAACGCAGGATTAACAGCTTTAGGACTAGCTAAGAAATTCGGTAAATCTGTCGTATGTGGACACACTCATAGACTGGGCTTTAGTACCGTCTCTACGGGGCTTAAAGGGCGTTATACGACCCTCTGGGGGCTAGAGGCTGGGAACGTCATGGACAAGCGACAAGCTGGTTATCTAAAGGCTGGAGCTGGTAACTGGACTATGGGCGTAGCCATTATTGAGGTTAATAAAAAGACCGTTACCCCTACGCTTATCCATATCAACCCAGACGGCAGCTTTAACGCTCTAGGTAAGCTTTATAGTTAGCCTGTGGCATAAATCACAGAAATAATAGTGTTTTGCTATTGAGTAGTTAACTCCAAAAGAGGACTATTCAGCTATCGGACAAACCCCCGATAGAAACGAGAGAAAATGAACGCAGCACAATGGCTAGCAGCTATTTTAATCTTTAATTTCGGTCTATTCGTAGGCTGGGTTAAGGGATTTAATACAGCTTCAAAAGAGTATTTTTATAGAGGCAAGTTAGCAGCTGTAAGAGAGCAATACCGTCAAGACGCTAAAGACTGGGGTTCAAAGTGAACCTAGAAATTATGCGAGATATAACAAACCGTAATCTAGCAGCTTGTGAAGCTGGAGAAAT